AGGCGATTGCAAGAAGTCTGGGAGTACCACCAACTCGCAGTGAAACATGCAGCATTGGATGCCTACAACTGGGCTATCAAGCATGGGTTAGCTAAGGAAGTTGCAAGGTCTGTGCTACCCGAAGGTATGATGGAATCTAGGATGTATATGAACGGTACATTGCGTAGTTGGTTACACTACCTAGACCTACGCACTAAGAATGGTACACAGAAGGAGCATGTAGAGGTAGCACTGGCATGTGCAGAGGCTATTGCTAGTGTCTTTCACTTGGAGTAGACATGAATACAGACTCTAAAATACTCGCTGTAATACCCTCATCTAACCAAGCTTTAATGGCAGATGATTTGATGGATGAACTTAGGCAGGTAATCAATGCCGATAAGTACAACCATATGACTATAGCCACGGTCATAGGGGTGTTAGAGATGACTAAGTTACATTACTGGACAGTAAACTAAGGGGTTAATATGTACGCAGATGACTTTAATCGTATCGCAAAGTACACTCGTGTGGGGTCTATCTATGGTGATAAATCACTTATGGATTTTGCTGAGGCAGTTGCTTATGAATCCAGTGAACGTCAGCTAACTCACTGCATCAATCTGTTGGATAAGTATGGCATGAAGGAAGCTGCAGATATATTAAGGGGTGAAGGATGAACAGAGAAGACATCATCCGCATGGCACGAGAGGCAGGGTGTATCCCACGCCGACATCCTGAATACGACAACGATATTCAGGTGTTTGCCACACCTGATGTGCTTGAACGCTTCGCTGCCCTTGTTGCCGCTGCCGAGCGTGAGCGCATCTGCAAGGCGATCAAAGAGGAAGACGATTACTGCGTCACCGAAGGCGATTACATGCTGGATTCGGACGACTGCATCGCCGTGGCAAAAAGCGAGTGGGTTCGTCCCGACTACAGCGCAGGCGCCATACGAGCAAGGGGAGAAGGATGATGGCCTGCGATACCTGTGGCAAAACGAACGTCGAGTTAGTCAAACTAGTCGACATTTACAAAACCGAAGAGATCTGCGACGTCTGTAAGGACTGCGAGAAGGAAATTAACAGTCACCTTTTCAAGGTCAAAAGAATCACCGCAGACATTCAGCAAGGACTTCTTAAGCGCTTTATGGCTAACATGCGCTCCGCCATACGAGCACGAGGCGAAGCCGAGTATGAAAGGGGAGAGAAATGAAATTTAGAAAGAAGCCTGTGGTCATCGAGGCCACGCAATGGTTCAAGCACGGCGATCACCCCAAGGTGTTGCCGATGCTAAGGGGGTACGAGAGCCCAACGAAAGGCCGCATCCCCACGCTGGAGGGGCCAATGGAAGTCACCGCTGGCGACTGGATCATCACTGGCGTGAGGGGTGAGCACTACCCATGCAAGCCAGACATCTTTGAGATGACTTATGAAAGGGTGGAAGAATGAACCACACTGAAATTATACAAGCTGTAACTGCCGCACCATTAACTGCTATCGATCTACAAAAGAAGTTTAAAGTACCACATGCTCGTGTAGTAGCTGTATTACAGTACATGCGTAAGCAAAACATGGTCATTGCAGTTAAGGTAGGTACTAAGTGGGCATGGACAGTGCCAGGATATGTACCCGAAGAAGTTGTCGTTACACAACCTGAGTCTAAGAAAGAACGTATGAAGTTCCTATCAACCGTATTCAACAATTGGGGTAGGCAATCACATGAGGCAAGCCAAACGAACACGGATAGCTGATGCAGTAGAGCAGTACTACAAGTCACTTGAGTACCGATCACTCTCTCCCCAAGCACAGAAAGATTATCGGTACTGTCTTAACACTTTCTTACAGACACCTCTCATGGGCAGGAAGGTAGAGGTTATGTACCTACAAACCCTTACTGCACCCTTAGCCCAACGTGCATACAATAAATGGGCTGAGAGGGGTGTACCTTTTGCTAATCACACCATGTCTGCTGCCTCTGTAGTCTACAACTTCTCCATACGGGTAGGATACTGTGAGATAAATCCCTTCAGCAAGGTACTTAGAAGGCCACACAAGCCACGCAAAGTAGTCTGGACTAGGGAGGATATCACCCGCTTCCTAAACGTGGCTTATAGCTCGTTTAATACCCGTTCTGTGGGATTGATAGTTCAGATGGCATATGAGTGGTGTCAGAGGCTAGGGGATATGTCCAATCTCAAGTGGACTAACTATAACTTTGATACTAAAGTACTATCACTAGAGCAGTCAAAGCGTAGGGCTAGGGTAGAGTTACCCACAACAGAGGAGTTACATGAGATGTTAGTGCAGCAGAAGCAGGAAGTAGGCACAGACTATGTAGCTCCTCAGTGCCACAGCAACAGTATCTTTAACAAGCCTTACGATAAGTTTCAATTGGCAATCGTGGCAAGGAAAGTGATACGTAAGGCAGGGTTATCTGAAGAGCTACAGATCATGGACATGAGAAGGACAGGCACGATGGAGATGGTCGATGCAGGTGTTTCGTTACCACAAATCATGTCAGTAACTGGACATGTAAGTCCGGGTTCAGTAACCCCTTACATGAAGAACACTTTGACAAGTGCTAAAAATGCTGCTAAGCTTCGCTTCACCAACACGGACAGTGTACATTTAAATGATTAATATAAAAGACTATGTATCTAATTTAGATTTATACATAGGTCAAACATATAGAAGTACATGTCCAGTGTGTAGTAGAAAGAATACATTTACAGTTACTAATGATAACGGTACACTTGTATGGAATTGCTACGCTAATAGCTGTACATTGAGAGGTAAGTTAGGTGTAGGTTTACGTGTAGAAGATATACGTAAACTTATGCATGGCAGTAAAGATAAAGAAGATGTACCCTTTGTGCTACCTGAATGGATCGTTAAAGACCATGAACACATTCAAACATTTCGTAGGCAGAACTCCATCCATGACACCGTGGAACTACGCTTCGATGTCAGAGACAGTCGAATTGTATTTACAGTCATGGACAAGGGTAAGATGGTGGATGCTGTCGGAAGACATTATTCCCCAGAGGGTGTCGGAAGGATCTTTAATTCATCATCTGTTCACCGTACCCCGAAGTGGAAAAGGTATGGCAATTCTCGCAGAGCGTACACTTGTGGGGAGGGTTCAACAATTATCCTTGTCGAGGACTGTATCTCAGCTACCCAAGCGTTACACTTTCAGTGCACAGGATTCGCTATCATGGGGACAGCACTACTCAGAGAACACATCGAGCAACTACAAGATTACTCACGTGTCTTAGTAGCACTTGACCCTGATGCAATGGCTAAGACTGTTGCATACACCAGAGAACTCAAGGCACATGGCATTGACGCATATGCATTGAAGCTGTATGATGACTTGAAATATCGCCAACCCCAGGACATGCAACGTGTCCGCTCATTGATTGAGAGTAAAGATGGAACATGCCTTACTGAAGAGCCTACTCGATAAAGATTTCTATGATGAAACACGAGGAGCTAAGTGTCCCGACAAGATCTTTAGCAAGGATCTACGAAAGATAAAACAACTCATTGACAGTGCCATGGAAGAGTACCAACGGGACATAACCCCAGAGGAACTAGAGGCTCTGTACTTCACTGAGAATCCCACACTTACAACGGCACAGAAACATGCCATGCATCTTGAGTTTAAAAAGATACATGGAAGTTCTATCATGGGTGCAGATGTAGCACAGAAAATAATCAGTAACCTGTTCAGGCAACTGGTAGGTGAGGAGGTAGCTAACCTAGGATTCCAGTATGTGAATGGTGAACAGAGCACCATGGAACCACTGAGGCAGATCCTTGATAACTATCAGGATGACTTCACCCCGCAGATACGAGTTAATTATGTAGACAATAGCATTGATAACCTACTAAGCAAGGCAGCTAGCAATACCAAGTGGAGATTCAACATACCTTCATTGTTTAATTCAGTGCAGGGCTTAGACAACGGTATGCTGTTTGTGATAGGTGCTAGATCTAACGTAGGTAAGTCAAGCTTTCATAGTACCTTGTGTGCTTCTCCTCATGGATGGGCATCACAAGGAGCACGTATCCTAGTCTTGTGCAATGAGGAGAAACCAGAGCGAGTGGCTAGCAGGTACATGACAGCAGCTACAGGTATGACCATGACACAGATAGCTGCTGACAAGGCACAGGCACACAGGCTTTATGATCCCATAAAAGATAATATAAAGTTTGTAGATGCTACAGGTAAGACCATGAGATGGGCAGAGTCAGTGATCAAGACACATAAGCCTGACATTGTAGTGCTTGACATTGGATCTAAGTTCGCTGAAGATGGGGCATCTACCCAAGATCCTGCAGTACTTAAAGCCAATGCAGTGTATGCAAGAAACATTGGGAAGATGTACGGTTGTCTTGTAGTTTATTGCACACAGTTATCTGCTGAGGCTGAAGGTAAGATCGTTCTATCTCAAGCCATGATTGAAGGCAGTAAGACAGGACTTGCAGGAGAGAGTGACCTAATGATTTTAATTGCACGTAATCCTCCACTAAATGATCAGACTGAAGATGATGGTATGCGGTACTTGAACATTGTAAAGAACAAGATATCAGGTGTACATCGTATTGTGAACTGTGAGTTTGATTATCAAACAGGAGTGTACTTCTCATGAATAAAAGTATTGAAAATCAGGCAAGGTGGTATGCAATCAAGGTATTGCTAGGGTATCTAGTGCCTATTGTATTGTTTGGTATCTTTGCCTACATAGATGCAAAGCTACTTTTGATAGCCCTAACTGCAGTGTTTGTAGGATTTATATGTGCAGGTATTTATCGTGATTACTACAACGAGAAGTTAGAAGAGTTAAAGAATGAACAGAAAGATTAAATACCATGAGATTTAAATACCGTACTAAAAAACCTGATCGTGATAGGCTATGGGGTATGAGTCCTAGTCAATTCAAAACCATGCTAAAGCTACGAGGGTTTAGTGTTGATCGTGACTTCTTTAAGACAGGTGCAATGGCTCAGAAGGGTAATCGATTGTATCGTTTTCGTTACTGGGCATGGCCTGATTTCTTTGTAGATATTAGCTGCCCACTAAATGAGTTTGATCGGTGGGCAAACAGTGTAGATAAAACCATTAACTTCTATAACTTTATTGAAAATGACTATTGAAACTTACACACGAAAGGCTAGGTTCGCTGAGCTTAAACCTTACGATCACTTCGCTGATACAGGTGACTTTATGGAAGTGTGCGAGTGGCACAATGGTGAAGGCTTTGATGTGAGCATAAACAATCGTGTTGTTTCATTCACTTTGGGACAGTGGGAATGCCTACAAGTGTTGGTGAATTACAAGGAGTCAGTCTAATCATGAGTGGTGATCACAACATGTATCAAAAATCTAAGTCATACCTTGATGAC